TCCCCCCCCCCCCATCAAACGGGGGGGGTAGTTCCACAGAAATCTACGATGCTCCACAGATGAAAATGGAGCGTTATCAAAGACTTGTAATTAATGAAAAGGGTGAAATTCAAGAAATTCCGTTACGTCGGGGTTTTGCAGATGGTGCGTTTATCGACACGCTGTCCGTAACCTTCGGCGAAAGCTCTTTGAGACCCTTTTCTGACGGCCTTCTCGGCTTGGTGTGCGATGAGGACTATATCTTTGTCGCGTCCCAGGTTTTCTATGACATTTTCGGATTCGGCATCACACGCAAGGGCAATGGCTCGGGTAACAGGCGGTATAACGGGTTTTGGTTGCTTGAAGCTGACGGAGTGCAATACGGAAGCGTCCATTTCGGCGGGCAAAACGGAACAATGTTGCTTGAATTGAACGGCCACGGCTGTGAAGCGGCAAGAGGTGGATGGGAGGGTCGTTTGTATTCTTTCCTCAAAACTGCGAACCGCCCAAAAATCACGCGGATAGACATTGCAGTGGATTTTTTCGACAACGAAATTACTCCCGATACGGCTTTTGAAGCGTGGAGCTGCGGCAAATTTACGGTTAGACAGCGCCCTGTCTGCGAATGCTACGGCTCGGATTGGGTTTGTGGCACGAATAACGGCAAGACGTTTTATGTCGGCGGGAAAGAGTCCGCAAAACGGGTGCGGGTGTATGACAAAGCGAAGCAGTTCGGGGACAAGACGTCTAATTGGACAAGGTTTGAAATCCAATTCCGCGCGAATAGGGATTTGTTTCTTGAGTTGGAAATGTTGGTTTGGCCGGGTCAGTATTTCGGCGGTGCTTACCCGATTTGTGGGGAGCTTGTGCAAGTCCGCGTTTCCCGACGCCCGTCAACCGTCATGCGCTGTCAACTGACGTTTGATTCCGCCGTACACCACGGGTCGAATCAAGTCGGGCGGCTTGTGAACCTGCTGATGGAACTCGGCAAGACGTCGGATGAGATAGTGGAAATGCTACGTAATAAAGACGGGGCGTTTCCTATCAGGTTACAACCCGCTTCGTTTTCGGTTGAGGATGCCAGCGGTAATGACACCTATCTCCATGAACTTGTAGAAGAATATCAGCAGATGTCCGAACGTTTGGACGTCTACGGCATGAACAATCCCGATCAGGGGCAAGGATTTTCAGATGCGCAAGCGGATGAAACAGTCGGCGTAAGCCTTTTTTAACTAAGAAAAGTAAGGAAGTAAGTTATGAAGATGTTAGTGAAAGTGTACGGAATGAAGCGAAGCCGCGGGGTTATGAAAGATTCTGGCAAGTCCTATGATTTTACTAAGGTTTATTTAGGCATCCCGCTTAATGACGCGAGTGGCAACATGCGGGGCATTGCTACGCAGGAATACCGCTATGGCGAGTTTGACAATTACGCGAAATTCGACGGTCTGAGGCTGCCCTTTGATGCCGAAGTCGAACTGGAAACTGTTACTGACGGTAATAAGGTATTCCAGCAAATTTTGAATATTACCCCTTTAAAATCTGCTCTTCCTGCGGATGTGAAATGATTTTAAGGGCTGGCCGTTTGCCTGTGAAAACGGCAATTCTTTTATTTTGAAAGGAAATAGCATGTCTATTTTAAAAACTTGGAAGGCTAAAGCCGCTATGGCTTCTGCATTGGTATTAACCGCCCTCCCCGCTTCTGCCGAAGGTTGGACAGATATTGGCACTAAAGCCGCAGAAGCAATGTCCCAATTCGTAACCGTTGTTTCAACGATTGGTCTTGCTGCTCTGTCCGTCATTATTGCCGTTTCCGGCATCAAGACGGCGTTCAATATGGTTCGCTCCATTAGTCGTTAATTGAGGGTTTGGCAATGATGTATAGGGTCGGTTTTCAGTGCGTGAGCGAGTCTCAAGCGTATGACTTGGTTTTATCGTCATTGCCGCCTTTTTATATGCCCGATGGTTCGCTGGCTCGTCCGTATTTGAATAATGAGGTTTGGATGTACAACGGGAAACCTGTTGTTTTGGATTTTCCAGCGTGTGATCCGGTATCACAGATCGGTGATGGTGCTTGGTTTGGCGGTCAATTATTGATTTTGATGGTTATTGCATTTGGATTTAGGCAGATTTTCGGGCTGATTCGTAACGTTGGGGGTATTGACAATGCTGATTGATGTTTTTTGGTTTTATGGTTTTTTATCTGTTTTTTTAACTGCTTGGGTTATTTTAGGGGCTTTGAAATGATTGCGAATAAGAAAGAAAAAGCGGGGCACTACAAAAGAAGCGGGAGGCGCGGA